GGCATCGATGCAAGCTGCCTCGCGTCTGACATGAAAGCGCAAGCCTTGTCAAGCCCACTGGCTGAAAACACAGTGTCGATTTGAAGCGATTAGAGCCCCTCAGAGCGTTTTTAGGGGGTCCAAGCACCTACCCCCTTAGAACTTTTTTTTAGGGGCCTCAAATCGATCCCAACACAGGTTATCCCCAGACTCTTATATAAGACTCGCAAAAATGGCGAGTTGTCCACAGCCTGTTGACAACTTCAAGCTGGCGGCTAGAATGAGAACGGTGGACGCCTAGCAGGCATTCGGCGTCGATGTAAAGGGGGAATGCACCATGGTGGCGAAAAAAGACGGTAACAGGGTTGATCCGGTTGACATGCTCGACCAGATGAGCGAGGAAGATTGGCTCGAGGCAGATGAGAATGATTCGCATCTGGAGAACCCGGCAGGCAGCGAAGCGGAACAGGCAGCGGAGGACGCGCAGGCTCCGGCTCGGTCATTGCATGCCGTGGGGAGCGGGAGACAGATGACAGACAAGCAGAGAGCATTCGCTCAAGCCCTCATCGAGGGCCAACGCCCCGTGGACGCCTACCGCAGCAGCTATCCAGACTGCCGCGCCGCAACACAGACCATCGTCACCGCAGCCTACAAGCTCAGGCGGCATCCCAACGTCCAGCGGATGCTGGCAGAGGCCAGCGACCAGAGCACCGACAACATCGCGGCAAGTGTCGAGGCGCAGCGGCTCCATGTCTTGCGGGAGTTGATCGAGATGAGCAAAGTAGCTAAACAGGAAGGCAGTCGCCTCAGGGCATTGGAGCTACTCGGACGCTCCGCCGGGCTGTACCGTGACCAGAGCCAAGCTAAACAGGCCGAGCCCATCACGGCAGCCCAGCTAAAGGCCAGCCTCGCCTCGCACCTCAAGCTCGTAAACGGGGCCAGCCGCCGCGCAGAGCCGAAGGACGGGGACGCATGACCCACCCGCACCCGCACCCCCGCGCACACGCATAAGGCACCCGTCACCCGTTACGCTCTATTCCCCTCTTGCAGTTACCACCCCCATTCATTCCAAATCCCCTACCCCCACCCCCACATATATTTTGGAAACATAAAGTGAGAACAAGCGTTCCTATGTATGAGATTGTTGATTATGCGTACCCAGCGATGATGGCTGAAAAGGCTCTTAAACGAGTGCATGACGCTGCGCTAGACAATGATTTGGAGTTAGCGATGGACGAAGCTGCTAACGCGATCAAAGAGGCTAGGAAGCTGTATGCGGCGTTAAACGCCATGCAGGAGAAGCGGTGAAAGATAGCTGGAAGATCATTTTGGATTTCATTCGGGCTTACACGAAGAAGCATGGAGTGCCGCCTTCCTATGCGGTCTTGGCGGAGGGTCTTGGAATGAAGTCCAAAGGGAACATGCACAGGATAGTGAAGAAGCTCGAAGAGCTTGGTTATGTGGAAACCAAGCCAAGAAAGTTCTATTCGATCAGGATTGTGGACAGGTCTATTGAGGAAGTCACATCCCTATGACGTTGCTGACGAAAGCGGAGCTATCCAGCTACATGGCTGCTGTGGACAAGGTGCCAGCTAAAGAGCGGGAGAAGATAGTTGCGTTGTTGGAGCTTGATCGTTTAGAGAGATGCAAGGAGTCATTCCTGTTCTTCGCTAAACAGATGTGGCCTATTTTTATCTCGGGACGCCATCACCAGATCATGGCGGATGCTTTTGAGAGGGTGGCTAGTGGAGACTTGAAGAGGCTGATCATCAACATGCCTCCAAGGCATACGAAGAGTGAGTTTGCTTCGTATCTGCTCCCGGCATGGTTCTTGGGTAAGTTCCCAGAGAAGAAGATCATTCAGACGGCCCACACTGCGGAGTTGGCTGTGGGTTTTGGACGCAAGGTAAGAAATCTTGTGTCATCAGAAGGGTATGCGAAGGTGTTTCCAACGAAGCTGTCTAGTGATTCCAAAGCGGCAGGACGATGGAACACTGACAAGGGCGGAGATTATTTTGCTATTGGTGTTGGCGGTGCTGTGACAGGTAAGGGTGCGGACCTATTGGTCATTGATGATCCGCATTCTGAGCAGGAAGCTAAACAAGGCAATCCTGCGGTCTATGACAATGTGTATGAGTGGTACACATCAGGCCCAAGACAGCGTTTACAGCCCGGTGGGGCAATCATTATTGTGATGACTAGGTGGTCCAAGAAGGACTTGACTGGTCAGATACTGAAGAATTCTTCTAAAGATGGCACTGATGATTGGGAAATCATTGAGTTTCCAGCGATTCTTCCTTCTGGAAGTCCTCTGTGGCCTTCATTTTGGAAGAAGGAGGCTCTTGAGTCGCTGAAAGCGGAGCTTCCTGTAGCGAAATGGGAGGCTCAGTACCAGCAGAATCCCACCTCGGAAGAGGGTGCAATCATCAAGCGGGACCAATGGATGGTTTGGGAGGGAGATACACCCCCTTCTTGTAGCTACATCATTCAATCTTGGGACACAGCCTTTGAAAAGCACAACAGAGCGGACTATTCAGCTTGTACAACGTGGGGAATCTTTGATCACCCGGACAAGAATGGCAACACAAGGCCCAACATCATTATGTTGGACGCCTATAAGGCGCGGCTAGAGTTCCCTGACCTCAAGGACAAGGCATTTGAGATGTACAGGGAGTGGGAACCAGACACGCTGATTGTAGAAAAAAGAGCGGCGGGGGCTCCTTTGATATATGAAATGCGGCAGCGCGGCATTCCTGTAGCAGAATACACCCCGTTTAAGGGTAACGACAAAATCTCTCGCGTAAACTCTATTTCGGACCTGTTTGCTTCGCAAATGGTGTGGTGTCCAGATACAAGATGGGCGGATGAAGTGATGGAAGAGATGGCGGCATTCCCTAACGGTGAGCATGATGACTTGGTGGACTCCGCAAGTCAGGCTTTGATGAGATTTAGACAGGGTGGCTTCTTGCAGTTGCCGACTGATGAAGAAGACGAGCCTATTTTGTTTAAGAGTAGCCGTAGAGCGGCTTATTACTAAAGGTACAAGTAATGGCAACGAACGTAGATAAAAGCGTGTACCAAGCCCCATCAGGGCTGGAGTTTTTGGGCGCAGATGATGGGCACAGTATTGAGATTGAGGTGATAAATCCAGAAGGAATGTCAGTCGGCATCGACGGCGTTGAGATTGATCTCATGCCAGACAAGGGTGGCGATAGCACCTTTGAGGCCAATCTTGCGGAGTACATAGACGACGGAGCTTTGCAAGAGATTGCTTCTGATCTGATTGGCCTTGTAGATGCTGACATCAATTCTCGCAAGGACTGGGTAGACGCTTTTGTTAAGGGTCTGGAAGTTTTGGGAATGAAGTATGAAGAGCGGACAGAGCCTTGGTCAGGTGCTTGCGGCGTTTACTCGACTCTACTGACAGAGGCCGCTATTCGTTTCCAAGCGGAGATGATTACTGAGACTTTTCCTGCCCAAGGCCCAGTCAAGACTCAGATCATTGGTGCCGTGGACAAGATGAAAGAAGAAGCGGCGGATCGAGTTCGTGATGACATGAACTTCAAGCTAACCGAAGAGATGATCGAGTACCGCGCAGAGCATGAGCGGATGCTTTACTCCCTTGGTTTAAGCGGTGCTGCGTTTAAGAAGGTTTACTTTGACCCCTCCATGGGTCGGCAGACCGCTATCTTTCTCCCCGCAGAAGACATGGTGATGCCTTATGGAGCATCGACCATTTACAACGCAGAGCGGGTCACGCATGTGATGCGCAAGACCAAGAATGAGGTCAAGAAGCTGCAAGTCGCTGGGTTCTATAGAGAAGTGGAGCTTGGCGATCCGGTGCATATCTTCACGGACGTAGAAAAGAAGAAAGCGGAAGAACAAGGCTATAGCCTGACTGACGATGACCGCTATCAATTGCTGGAAATTCATGCGGACTATGACTTGCCGGGGTTTGAAGATGAGGATGGGATCGCTCTTCCTTATGTCATCACCATTGAGCGCGGAACTCAGGAAGTCCTGTCTATCCGCCGCAACTGGGTCGAAGACGATGATCTGAAGATCAAGCGGCAGCATTTTGTCCAGTACACCTACATTCCCGGATTCGGTGCTTATGGTCTTGGGCTGATCCACCTGATTGGTGGTTATGCCCGCGCAGGTACTAGCCTGATTCGTCAGTTGGTAGATGCGGGTTCGCTATCCAACCTACCCGGCGGTCTCAAAAGCCGGGGTTTGCGAATTAAAGGTGATGACACCCCTACCGCTCCGGGCGAGTTCCGGGACGTAGATGTTCCATCTGGGACGGTGCGCGACAACATCATGCCGCTGCCGTACAAAGAGCCTAGCCAGACTCTGCTGTCCCTGCTAAACCAGATCACTGACGAAGGACGAAGGCTTGGGGCTATCGCTGATATGAAGATCAGCGACATGAGCGCACAGGCTCCGGTTGGTACGACGCTGGCTCTGCTTGAACGCACCTTGAAGACCATGAGTGCCGTGCAAGCGCGGGTACATGCCAGCCTGCGGATGGAGTTTAAGCTGCTCAAGGCAATCATCCGCGATGACACCCCTACCAGCTATCCGTACACACCAAACGGCGGGAACAGGCAAGTTAAACAAGCGGACTACGACATCGTCGAGGTGATCCCTGTCAGCGATCCAAATGCAGCCACTATGGCCCAGCGGATCATGCAGTACCAAGCGGCTATTCAGTTGGCTCAGGGTGCCCCGCAGATTTACAACCTTCCAAAGCTCCACAGGCAGATGCTGGAAGTTCTTGGTATCAAGAATGCGGAAGACCTAGTTCCAGTGGAAGACGATCAAAAGCCACGCGATCCTGTCAGCGAAAACATGGGATTCTTGACTGGTCAGCCAGCTAAAGCGTTTATCTATCAGGACCATGAAGCGCATATGGCTACACACACAGCCATGCTCCAAGACCCAAAGATCATGCAAATCATTGGTCAAAATCCAATGGCCCAGCAGATGCAGGGCGCAATCATGGCTCATATTGCAGAGCATCTGGCCTTCTCATATAGGGCTCAGATTGAGGATCAGTTGGGTGTACCACTGCCGCCTCCTGATATGGAACTCCCTCCAGAGATTGAGTCGCAGATGTCTCGCGTCATTGCCGAAGCAGCTAAACAGTTGCACGGCGTTCACCAGCAAGAAGCCCAGCAGCAGCAAGCTCAACAGCAAGCCCAAGACCCAATGCTTCAGTTGCAACAAGCTACGGTTCAAGTACAAGCGCAGGATGTACAGCGTAAGGCAATGGATGATGAGCGCAATTTCCAGATTGCACAGGCAAAACTGCAATTGGAACAGCAGCGTCTCCAGATTGAGTCACAGAAAGAAGCAGCTAGGTTGCAATCTCAAGAGCGGCAAAACACCGTTCGCGTGGCTGCTCAGAACCAGCAGAACGACAAGAAATTGCGCGTTGACATGATCAAGTCCAACCAATCTAAACAGGTCAAGCCATGAATAAGTATTTCGATATCATTTTGAAAGAGATAGAAGAACGCCGGGAATATGTGGCTAAAGCCCTTATCGAAGGTAGCGCGAAAGAATACTCCGAGTATCGGAGTATGTGTGGGGAAATCCGGGGTCTTTCCCTTGCACACCACACCGTAACTGACCTTGTGCGAAAACTTGAGAAAGAAGACGATGAGTGAAATCCTAATTGCCTCCCATGAAGGAGCCACGCCAACCATCCTGCCAACCTTGGCAGAGCAAAAGGCAAAGCAACTTCCAGCACCCGCCACGTACCATATTCTGTGCGCCCTCCCTGAGATCGAGGATGCATACGATAGCGGCATTGTGAAATCTGGGCAGACCATGCACTTTGAAGAAGTCATGTCGCCCGTGCTATTTGTGGTTGCACTTGGTCCAGACGCTTATGCAGATAAGTCTCGTTTCCCTAGTGGCACGAGTTGCAAGGTTGGTGACTTCATTCTGGATCGCACAAATTCGGGAACTCGAGTCAAGATTCACGGCCAAGAGATGCGACTCATCAATGATGATTCCGTTGAAGCCACCGTTGAAGACCCCCGTGGTATCACTAGGAGTTAAGCATGAGCGAGTTCAAGTTTCCAGATGAGTCTGAAATTCAGAA